TTAAAAAGGCCGTCCTTTGCTTTAAAGGCAAGGCCCTGGTCGATGGTATCGAAAAATCAAAAAAAGAAGGCCATGAAAACCGTACAGACTTCCAATCCGGGGCATTTACCGAGGCCTTTGACCGCTTTTTCGACCAACTGAACGAAGAACGTAACGCCAACTGGCGATTTACCTCCCGCAAAACCGTTTACCGTATTCTACAGGGCTTGATCGACCTGGTTGCCGAGGCGGTCCCTGGGACGCTGGGCGAGTATGGTTGCGCTATGGAGCTAAGCGACCGGGAGAAGCTGAAGAAGGCCGGGTTCCGCATCTTCCGCATGGATGCCAAAAACAAGCTGATTGAGGAATGGCACAACAGCGACAGCTGGAACGTGCTGATGGAGTGCAAAACGGCGAAGATGCTGCACGATTCGTTCGCGCAACTGCTGGAAAACTATCTGCACCTGAGGGGCTGAGAGTATGAGATCCGCAAGCGCCGGGGAGATAGCCGAGGCCCTTTCCATCACTGAAAGAAGTGTCAGGAGAAGAGCCGACAAAGAGGGGTGGAAGAGCGTTGTGAAGCCGGTCAATGGCGGCGTCGGCAAGTTTTATCTGGTGAAATACCTGCCGGATGACGTGCGCGTGGTCATGGCCCGGCATAGTTCTCTTTCTCCCCTGGTTCATGGCACCCCGGCGGCGCTTGCCGGGGCCGCTGCCGGCAGCGACCTGGCGCAACTCAGGGCTGAGCGGGAAGAGCGTGAGCGGATCGCCGCCGAAGCACATCTTGCCGTTTTTAATCAACTTGCCAAAGAAAAACAGGCCATAGCCTACGCCCGGTGGGATGTGCTGCGGGCGAAAGACAGCTATCTCGCGGCCTCCGGCTCGACCAACGTCAAGGCCGGGACCCTGCAGTTCTGCCGACTGTATAACGGCGGCGAGATCCGCATAGAAGAGCATATCAAGAAACATGTTGAGGCGGTCTCCTGGTCGTCTCTTAGCCGTTGGCAATCGAGCTTTAAAGAGGCCGGTATGCCCGGCCTTGCCCCGGCTTATCATAACCCGAAGAAGGGGTCGAGCCTCCTGACCGAGCAGCATAGAGAGTTCCTTGTCGGCATGATCTATGAGCAGCCGCACACTAAATTTACCACCATGCAAATGGCGCTTGAAGCCCGCTTTATCGACCTGCCGGGAATGAGCGCGGTGCGCCGCTTCGTCAATAGTTGGAAGGCCGAAAATGAAAGCCTGTTGCTTATGGTCACCAATCCGGACAAGTGGCGGAACAAGAAACAGTTCGCCCTGGGCGACGCCTCCGAGCAGGTTACCCGCCTCAATCAGGTGTGGGAATTCGACTCAACGCCCGCCGATATCATCCTGGTCGATGGCCGTTACTGCCTGATCGGCGTTATCGACGTGTATAGCCGACGGCTGAAACTGCATGTATCAAAATCGTCCAGGTCGACCGCAGTTGCCGCCCTCACCCGCCGGGCGCTGCTCGACTGGGGTAAGCCGGAGATCGCCAAAACCGATAACGGTTCTGACTATGTCAGCCGCCATATGGTGCAGGTGTTTGAGGCATTGCGGATAGAGCAGAAGCTTTGCCCGCCCTTTACGCCCGAGGCCAAACCGCATATCGAGAGGGCTTTTAAGACCTTCGCCCATTCCTTCCAGGAGACCATGCCGGGCTATATCGGCCATTCGGTCGCCGATCGCAAGGACATTGAGGCGCGCAACAGCTTTGCCACCAGGATCATGGGGCGCGGCAACATGATCGAGATCAATATGACCGCCGAAGAATTGCAAAGTTATTGCGATCGATGGGTCACCGCCGTCTACCACGAGAACCGGCACCGCAGTCTGAATGACCGGACCCCCGCCGAAGTTGCCAGGGCCTGGAAAGACACGGTGCGCGGGATCGGTAACGAGCGAGCCCTTGATATCCTCCTGGCCGAGGCGCCAAGCGGCGGTGTGCGGACTGTCGCAAAGACTGGCGTATCTATTGATAGTATCACCTATATCAGCGACGCCTTGCCGGATGTGGGAACCACCGTCCGGGTGAAGATCGACAGCCTGGATCTTGGCACCATCTACCTCTTTAACGCTGAGACAGGGGCCTTTATCTGTGTGGCGCAAGATCCGCTGCGTACCGGCATAAATCGGGCGGAAACGGCGGCGAAGATGCGGAATAACCAGAAGGCTATCATGAAGGATGGGCAGCGGGAATTGAAGAAGATCGCCAAGGAACAGGCACTGGACATGATCCACGAGGAGATCCTGGCGCACCGCGAGGCGAAGATTGCCAATATTATTGAGCTGCCGGTGAAGAAGGAAAGCTATACCACCCCGGCCCTGGATGAAGCGGCCAATGCCGCCATGGCCATGGATGTAATCAGCCGGGAGAAGGCGACGCTTGATGACCTGATCCTTGATCTGGGGGCGGAGGAACTCGCCAAGGTCAAGCCGGTGAAACAGGAAAAAATTGTGCTGTTGCGCTCCGATGCCGATCAGTATGACCTGATCCGCCAGCAAACCAAGGCTACCAAGCGCAAGCTGACAAAGAGTGAATTCGATTTCCTCACCGAATATTACCAGACGGCTTCCGGGCGTACCTATATGGCACTGGAGGGGGATCTGCGGGTGAAGGTGGGGATGGATGAAAGAGACCAGGCGCAAGCCTGATAAAAGAAGGCCGGGTGTTCAGATCACCCGGCCTTTAGGTAAAGCAACACAACATCAAGGAGGAAAGTAAAACATGCGTGAAGATTTTGCAATCACCAAGAACGTCAAGCGCTTTATCCACGGCGTCGAGGTGATCAACACCCCCATCAAGGGCAGGATCGGCAACGGCCTTTTTTTTGGCCCTCCCGGTACCGGCAAGACCGATGTCGGCCAGTGGTACGCCAGCCAGCACGATGTGCCCTATATCCGGGCAAAAGACATCAGCTCGCGGCGGTCGCTGCTTTCCAACATCGTCGCCGAACTGGGAGAGGCCCCGGGATATTTGACCGATACCCTCTTCAACCAGATCGTTGAGCAGCTGATCGAGCGGCCACGGGTCATCATTATTGATGAAGTCGACTACCTCATTCGCGGCGGGGCCGTTGAGGTGTTGCGCGATATCAACGACATGACCAATACGCCGATTATCATGATGGGCATGGAGAATGTCGACAAGAAGCTCAAGCAGTTTCGGCACCTTTACGACCGCTTTACGGCGGTTGTGCGCTTTGAACTTTTTGATAAAGACGAGATCGCCAGCCTTGCGGAAAATATCTGCTCGGCAACGCTGTCGCCCTGTGCCATCGACTATATAACCCAGGCAGGCGGCGGCAAGCTGCGCCTCACTACCACCTGGTTTTCCCGAGCCGAACAACTCGCCAGCCGCAACAAGCTAAGCGAGATAACCGGGGCAATTCTTCGGGCATACAGCGAGAGAGGGTGATCATGACGGTACTGGAACCGGTTATTCAATATCTGATGGAATATTCGGGAAAAACTGTCAGCCTCGACCAGGTCATCACCGGCGCCGACAGGCCCCGCAAGCCGGTCTTACGGGTTATGGACCGACTTGTGCGGGAGGGTAAGTTGACGGAAATCTCCGACAATCCTGAGCTAAAAGGCTACGGCGTCGGCGGCAAACCGCTCCGTAACCCGACCTGGCGGATTATCGAGAAACCGATACTCAAAGAGTTTATCCCCAGGCCGAAACGGATCACCGTCCGTGACCGGATGTGGCGGATCATCCGGGCTCGGCGGCGCTTTACCCGGAGGGAGCTGCGGCGGTTGGCCGAGGCGACGATCGGCAGCTGTGAGGACTTCACCCAGCTGCTCGCCAAGTCTGGCTACCTGCGGGTGATCGGCAAGGACAGTCACGAGCAGGTGTATATGCTGGTCAAAGATCCCGGTCCTGTCCGCCCGGTAACCAGGGAGGTACGGAAATCATGCTGAGTGCAACATGCAGGGCAATCCTTACTCGCCATGTGGAAATGAAGGGCCGGAATGACGTGACAACCGAACTGGGGATCAGCTCGGCCACCCTCAGCCAGGTGCTGAATGACAAATACGGCGCGGACACCAAGGCGATAGAAGCGAAGATTATGAAGTTCTATGGCAACGACGGCAAGGTTACCTGCCCTATCCTCGGGCAGATTGACCCCAGCCAATGCGCCGGCACTTACAGCCGTGCGCAAAAGATAACCACGGCAGGCAACCCGGCGACGATCCGGCTATATATGGCCTGCCGTAAATGTGATTTCAGGGGGTAATCATGGAAAGGAGACGTTCCTTGAATCAGGTGCTAAACGAAAAATACGTCAGGGCGAACGCCCTGCCGGTAAGCGTCCGCTGCCCGATTTGCAGTGAGTTGCGGATCATAGATTTTGAAAAATCAGACCTCGATATCCCGGCTTTTGTTGAATCTTTAAAACAGCAGCCGTGGACGTACCATTTCGGAGATTGCCGGGAGCTTATGATTGCTCACGCCAAAGAATTCGAAGAATATTTCGCGCTGTCCGCCGCTTGCCAGCGTGAGGAACCATGGGCGATCGAGCACGTCAGACAGCTCATTCAAAATTCATAACCAAGGAGAGAATCATGGACAAAGTTATAGCAGCAGCAAAGCGCGTGCTCGTAAAACTCAGTGAAATTCAGCCGGCGCTCAGCATGTGCGGCATGGACTACGAGTCGGCGATTGTCGCTGAAAGCAAGAAGGATCTGGCTCAGGTGATTTTCAGCATAACG